GATGTATCCATCGCCATTAGTGCGTCAAACTTGCTAATTACATGAGCATACGTTGTCAAGTAACCAAATCCATCACCAACAGGAATATTATCACTATCCCATTTGCCATAATAGGATTCGTTCTGCCCAACATACCACCCGCCGAAATCGGAAGCATATGCACTTAAAACCCCTTTGTTGTATATAGATTCAGCTAAGCCAACATTTGTGGCCTTGCCTGTCACTTCTGCATCTGCGGCATATCCAGATTTTTTCAAAGTCGTATCCGTTACTTTTTCAGATAAAACTTCCAATTTGTTAGACCAGTATTTTTTCACCAATGTCGGCAATGGAGATGTAAGTGACGTAACGTTGCAAATGAGTTTTCCATCTGCAGGGGCGGTTATAATAACCGGGGAAGAAACAACCAGATCGGCATCTGATACAGACATTAGTTTGTTATCGTTATCAACAAAAGCCCATACACGGGGAGCATTTCCACCTTTTCCTGCAATCTCAAAAATATCATCTTTCTCGCAATCATATATTGCATAACTTGTTGTAAGCGGCGAATCTAAAGGCGTAAACGAAACAACGTTCCCAATACCAACATTCGTTTTTATGTGATGGCCTTTATTTTCCTCAAGCGTCGCGCGATGTTGTACACTCAGGTCAAGGATAACATAATCATATATTGCGCTCCTTAAACCACTTACGTCATCGCTGAGTTCGGTGTAATCTGACGGGATGCTATTGAGTACCTCTTCGCCTTTTGCCTGTACTGCATTCACCTGTGTGCTTCCTGCAGTGTTGACATTTCCCACCTGAGTTGTTCCAGCGGCATTGACATTTCCAACCTGAGTCTGCCCGGCAGAGTTGACATTGCCTACCTGCGTAGTACCTTCTGACTGGACTGCACCGATCTGTGTCTGACCTTCGGCCTGAATACCTGCAATCGCCCCGGATACCGTGTTCTGTGCAGTGTCTCTTGCACCTTCTGCCGCCGTTTTTGCATCCTGCGCATTTTGTGCGCTCTGAGCCGCCGCAAGAGCCGCATCAACAGCCTCCTGAGCCACTGAGGCATAACTCGCCATCAGCTCGGCAAATTCCTCTTCAGTGCCAGTGTACCCCTTGGAAACAGCATATGCATACGCTGTCACCATGCCCAAATCCTTTGTGATCATTACGCCACCTCCACTATAAGATGTCCATCAACAAGTGCAAAATCAGCGACGGAAACATTTTCTGTGCGATAAAAAATCAGATGTCCATCAACGATTTCCATATACATGTAGCCTGCATTCTGAGCAGACTGCTCTGCTCTATCAGCCGCATCCATGGCATCATCACGATACCCACGCACTATACCGGAAAAATTCTCCTCTGCAATGTGTGCGATTTCTTCCCGATCTTCCTGCGTGAGTTCATAGGTATCGCCTTTATCACCCTTGTCACCTTTAGGGATACCGAAAACAAGCCGTTTATGATCATTGACTTCAGTCACTTCCACGGTCGGGTCTGCGCCTTCAGGCAGTCCGCTTGCCACGGCATCCATCTCGTCAATGCTCACGATGGTGACATCGACTTCATGCAGTTTAGCATTGGCATCGTCCACCCACTGCGCCACAGGATCGGGCATTTCTCCACTGACCACAAGCGATCTCAGAATGCGGATATGTCCAATGACTGTTTTCGCAATTACGCTGTCCTTAACAAATGTCAGCTGAAGTTCTCCATCACCCATAAGCGCAAGGTTTCCACTCAGGATTGTCCACACAACCTCATCGCCATCCCTGTCCACGAAGACCGGGTAGGTTTCGCCCGAAGGCGGTTTGATTGCAAGAGACGGTGTAGCATGCGGATATTCTGTGAAAATAGGAGCACAATTAATCCGCACCTGTGTCCGCTGATTCTCAGCCTGAAAGCCGATTACGAGCGTTCGGCTCTCAAGCATGGGGATGGTTGCTTTGATGATTCGCATTTAATCACCTCACAGTAAAGTTATGGCCTGTCGCAATGCATTAATGACATCGGCCTTTGGAGCATAGAACGCAGGAATGCTCGGCAGAGAAATATCAAACACACCATTGGTCGAATCCCACGCATTCACGAAATCCCGAATGGCCTCAATCTGCGCCTTGATTTCAAGCGCATGGGATACCCACCGAACCGATGATGTAACCCCTGCAATGATTTCATCCTGCCATTGGTGTGCGCTCATGCCATACCATGCACGAATGTCATCAATCGCCCTGCGGAGTTCGTTCATATGAGCCGCCTTGATGGTTGTGTACCCTGCCTCGACTGGATCATCCGTCCATTCTGCGCTCTGATATTTTACGTCCACATTCACGCTTGAAACTCCTGCATAGGAGTCCCTGTTGGAAAACTCAACTGTACTGGTTCCACTGGCATTATACGCCGTGTCCTTCCTCAGCACAACCTTTTCTCCTGCAACCTGCCCGGTTCTGGAGGCAGTCCACCCAACAGCCGAGATGGTCTGCCCAAGTCCTTCGATTGAGTTCGCAGGAATCTGCGCCAACACACGTGGACGAGGATTATAGGATTTTCCGTTCGTTGTTCCCTGAATGATAGGAGCTTGCGGGGCATCTGGGACGGCAAGGATTGCATATGCAAGCGACATCCCGCTGTCATACCCTGCCCGGTCTGCGAGTGCGGCAACCCGATAATAATAGGCATGACCTGTTTGAGCAGGAGCATACACGCTCATGGATGTTCCCGTTGTCGTTGCCAGAAGCTCAAACCCTGAATCCCTGTTTTCAGACCGATAAACCGCATAGGATGCGATGTTGACATTTGTTCCTGCCTGTGCGCCGCTCCAACTCAGTGTAACAAGGTTTCCTGCAGAAGTCACTGAGGGAGAAGCACTGACCACGCTAGGAGCATTGTTCGCAGTGTAGACTTTCGTCTCAAGCACAATGGTCGCATCGGACATACTTCCCTGCGACACGTAGCCGACAGTAGCAAGCTTGAAATACAGCTTTTCGCCCATGGTAGACGATGCCTGAAGGGTTGCGCTTGTGCCTGTGATCACACTGCCATACGCCCAGTAACCGGAATCAGGCTGATAGGAGACATAAAACTGGTATCCGTAGATGCCGTTATTCGCTCCTGCCTGCGCTCCACTCCATGTTACATTGACAATCGTTCCTGCATCCACAATCACTGAGGATGCGCCATTGACCTTGATCGATGTTGGAGGAGTTGGGTCTGAATAGCCATACACAATTCTGGCCACGGAATTAGCAGAATTGCTATACTGACCAATTGCACGGACTGCATATGTGATATTTGAACCGACTGCAGGAGCATCGACTGCGACCTGCCAAGCATCTGCGCCAAGTGAAGCGAAAACAGAGCCGTTCTTCAAGACTTCATACCCGACAATCGGGTTTCGTGTTCCCGCCTGTGCGCCAGACCATGACAGAGTAACTCCTACCCCATCCTTGACGTATATATTTCCTGCCGCACCATTCAGCAGGACAGTGTCAGGAGCAGAAGGATCGCTGAATGTCGTACTGGCTGTGATGGTCGCCACGGTAGCCGAGGATTCATTCGAACGATAGTAGTATGCCTTGTTACCATTGGAGTTGGATGCGGCCTTGACCACAAATGATGTGATCTCCCCGTTAATCAGAACATCACTCAAGCTCTCAAGGTTGAAAGATACACTATGCAGGCTTGAATTGGACTGAAGGGCGGTTGTGGCTCTGCCCACAAGCGACCCATTCACGTACACCTCAAAATAGGTATTGCCGCTTGAGTACGACTTAATGTTGGACAGAGTCAGCCGTGCCTCGGTAACATTCGCTCCTGCAAAAGCCCCGGTATCGGTCACGTCGACCGAGAAGGTTTTCTCTGAGTTTCTCGTCCAATACCCGGATGCACTACTGCCTTTTGCAGTAATTGTTCTTGTTAAAACTCCCATGACTGCACCTCATTACTGGTACACATTGCCCACATAACTGGCGACCCTTGTCACTCCTGTCAGAGATTCGCCATTGATGGTCAGGCGATACAGTGCCTCCTGCCTGTGGCTTCCACCTGTAGTCAGGTCTTCCTGAGTCAGAGCCGGGTCTTGCGCTTCGCTCTCGGTTGCCGCTTCAGTCCCTTTGATTACCTTGAACACAAACTGGTCTGCAACATCACCGCCGCCTCGCACAAACTCTGCAACGACCAAATCATGGCGATATGCTCCTGCGACACCGCTTTCCACAGTCAGGTCTTCAGTTGTTCCACCAGTGACTGCAATCATATAGCCCTGCATGGAATACTGGCCTGAGGAAAGCCTAACCGTGTTATTGTTCACAATCGCACAGGCAAGAAGATTGTCGGCCTGCGTGATACCTGAACCTCCGAACCTTGCACGGTTCAGCTGTGCTTCATCCTCTGCATAAATATGCGCATCGGATGTAGGCGGCGTGTAAATAGTGATTGCTTTCTGTCCCATATTATTCCACCCCCATGTCTATTTTAGGCGTTCCATTTTTGATCGTCAATATTTTTTTGCTGACCTTCGAACTGCCCACCATTCCGGTTAGTCTGTCCCTTGCGCCTATGATATCTCCAAGCTGTGTGTCAAGGCCAAGCGTGACCTGATTGATTGTGATCGACTTCCTAGGAATATACCCGGACAACCTGTCTTTTGCGCCTTTTATCAGGTCATCCACACTTTCGGAATTGGATGCATCATAGATGATTGTGCGCTCCTGCGAGTCATCCCACCCGGACGGCTTTTCAGTATAAAATGTGCCGTTCATATAGTACACACTCACGACAAGTCGCTCTTCAAGTTGACCTCTTCCCAATGCCAGACAGCGATTGAACATGTAACTGCTCCCGTCCTCAGAAGTGAAGTCCACACCATAGTCCTGCGAAAGCTCAATCTCTTCAGTCAGGTCATCCACTGGCTCTGCGGATAAAATCATTTTGCCTGTGATGTTGTCCCACACAACGCTCAGTCGCAGATCATAGTCTGAAAAGGTCGAATGGAGGCAATCGGCGACTGTTCTGTATCTCCACTGTCCTGAGACATTCACCCCACTGGATGCAGAATTGACGGTAATCAGGTTGGGCAATCTTCCTGCAATCGCAAGGTCGATAGCACGGTTGGCATCCAGATTGGAAAAACTGACATACGCCTGTCCGACTGGCTCGACCACCATACCGAACAGAACCCCTCGCCATGTCGTTCCGCTTACAGTGACCGTTCCTGAGGCAGTCCTATGCACAACACTGGACACAATCCCTCCCCATTCAGTCCCAGAGACATAGACCATGTCACCAATCATGATAGGAATTTTCGCCCATGAACTCTCCGATACGGAAACAGAGAAGGAGTTGTCCTTCTCTGTAGCCTTTCGTCCGATATTGATTTCCATATCCAGAGAAACAATATCATCGATCACTTCAAGTTCTTCACCGGACGAGTTGGCATGAAACAGCATCAGGTTGTCCATTTCAATCCACTCCTCTGCTGAATAACTGCAATGCTAAATTTGAACCCACCGCTGTGAGAGACAATGCTTTCTCCTGCCGGGAGCGGTTTGAAAATATCATATTGCTTATTTCGACTATTGAAAACATTGGTTTTCTCACCCACAGAATTCACAATCTCGATTGTGTGTTGAGTCTGATCAATCACAAGCCGTGAGCCTGTGGCGATCTGCGTGGCAACATTATATGTGTTTCCTGCAATGTTGATGCTAGGATTCTGAGCCGCCCCATAAACGGTGATGATCATAGGGCATTCTGCATAATGCGTATTGTTCAGCTTTGTATTTGCGTACCCGGTAGTGAACCTGTACGGAAATCGCAGATTGAACTTCTTGGCAGTTGTATCGGATGCGGATGTGGCAATGTTGAAAACGGTTGTGGTTTTCGTACACCAGTACGGCTCAATAATCAGCAGAGTCAGTTCAATCTCAGCGTAATGTCCGGGAATGACATAATCCTCCACACTGCCCTCGACCACATAGCAGACGATATACTGCTCACCCACAAAAAGCTGACCCGGAATTCCTGCTATAACATCAGGTTCTGTGACCGCATGGATGCGGTTTTCTAGCGCATAGAGAGCCTCCAAAGTCTCAGTATGAGTACTAACCTTGATCGTCCTTTGGAGAGGCTTACGGGCGAAATTAGAGGCAATTCCGCCCATGCCGTTCGGTCTGCTTGTGGTTGAAAAATCCCACTGGTACGCCCTGAGAGAATTCAGATTCATAAACGAAAACCCATCGCCGTGCAGGACAACGCTCTCGCCATTATGGTTCTGGTATTTTACAATAGGCATCAAACGTACCCCCTCACTGCACGACCGAGTTCACGGTCATCCAACCGCAGAACAATCGTCTGCTCAAATCTCCGCATGATTTCCTCAATCCTGCCTACGCCATCGGTATAGCTGTCGGTCAGGTTTCGGCGTACATTCAGCGAGAAGTCCCTGCCCTCAAGGTCTGGAATTGCTCCAAGCATTTCACGGCTTGCATCCTGAATATCTCCGATACTGCCCACAATACCCTCGGCAACGCCTCGACCAAGCATAAGGCCAACCTCATCTCGCATGAGTGCAGACGGGGAATGAATGCCGAAAAGATTCTTGATGAATCCTGTCACATCGCCAACCCACCCGGTGATCTTATCCTTAATCCACCCGATAGAATTGACCAAGCCCTGCCAGATACCCTCGACAAGTTTCCTGCCGACATCAAGCATACTAGACCCGAATGATGCAAAGGCATTCACAAGTCCTGCAATGATCTGAGGCACAGCCGAAACAATGGTTACAATAATCTGAGGCAGTGCGCCAATCAAGGATGTCAGCAGTTGGACTCCCGCCTGCATGATTGCAGGGATATTACTGGAAATTGCGTTCAGGATAGCCGAAATCAGTTGCGGCAATGCTCCCACAATCGTGTTGATGATCTGAGGCAGTGCCCCAATCAGAGCAACCAGAAGCGTGATTCCTGCCTGCACAATCTGAGGCTGTGAGGATGCGAAAAATGCAATAATCGCCTGAACGATCTGAGGCAGTGCGGACACGATGGAATTAATAATCTGCGGCAACGCCTTGACCAGTGCGCTCAGGAGTTTAAGCCCTGCATTTGTGATTATGCCAATGCTTGAACTAAAGAAGTTTACAATGGCCTGAATCAGCAGGGGAAGCTTATTTACAATCTGCGGAATGGCGTTGATAACGCCCTGTGCGAATCCCATCATGAGATTGAGCGCAGACTGTGCAAGCTGTGGGAGATTTGTCAGAAGCCCCTGCACAAGAGTCAGGACAACATCAGTAGCCACGGGAATCAGGTTCGGAATAGCCGCATTCAGACCATCCACAATCGTGGCAATGCCCTGAGTGGCGACCTGCCCAAGCGTGGGCAGGAGATTCAGGAGAGCCTCCAGAATCATCGGAATGATTCCTGATACTGCCTGAATTACGAACGGGAACTGGGCTATAATGATCTCCATTAGACCCGGAAGCGCACCTGCAACCGCAGTAAAAAGGTTCGTGGCAGACTGAATCAGCGGAGGAACAAGCTGATTCAGGAGAGACGGAAGCTGTTCTCCGATCACCCCTACCATTTCAGACACAAGGTTGGCAACCCCGGACAAAATGACCTTGATTCGAGGAACAATATTGTTGACAGCAATAATCGCACTTTCCACGAAGTTATTGATCAATAGCCCCATGTCTTGCGTGTCATCTGCAAGCCCGACGGTCAGGTTGTCCCATGCGGATTTCATGGAAGCAACAGACCCCTGAATGGTTGTGCTTGCTTCCTTTGCCGTTGTTCCTGCAACACCGAGATTTTCCTGAACGATGTGAATGGCCTGAACAACGTCGGCATACGTCGGAGAAAGCTCCTGCACCGCCTTGCCGTTCTTCTCAACCGTTTCCGTGTTTGCGTGGAAACTTGAGTCGAGTTTCTGTGCATCCTCAATCAGGCGGTACATCTCTTCCTTTGTGCCGCCATAACCGAGCTTCAGGTTGTCAAGCATTGTATAGTTCTGCTTGGAAAAACCCATATAGGCGTTCTGGATCGCTTCCATATCCGTGCCCATTTTGTTGGCATTGTCGGACATGTCAATGATTGCCTGATTTGCAAGGTCTGCGGCCTTTTCTGTGTTTCCACCTACTGACTGCAACAGTGATGCGGCGAAACTCGTAGCTGTTTCCATGTACTGATTCGCCGAAAGTCCTGCTGTTTTGTATGCGACATTGGCATACTGCATGACCTTATCTGCGCTTGATGTGAACAGAGTTTCAACACCGCCAACCAACTGCTCATAGCTCGAATAACCATCAAGGGCTGTTTTGGTCAGTGTGCCGATTGCGGTTGCGGCGGCTCCAACCCCGGCGATAACAGCCTTGGATGCAACGCCAAGCGCACCACTCAGCTTTTTGCTAAGCCCCTGTCCTTTGCTATCCGCATCGCTTACGCCTTTGTCAAACTCCGACTTGTCCAGAGTCAACTTCGCCGCCAGTTCGAACAGTGTCGCCATTCTTCATCCTCCTTTCCCTGTTTGATCGGATAACGCTCAGGATATCGTCCACGACCTCCTGAGTAGTATGGTTTTTGGTTGGCTTGCGCTCGGGCTTCATGACCTCTTCATACCGTGCGATCTGGTTGCCCAATGCACTAGCAATCACCCACAGCGCATCGCACATGTATACGCCTGTTGCCCTGTGTCGGGTTTCTGCGGTCAGGTACGATCTCAATGCAGGAATCCGCACAGGGAATCTAATCGTGCATAATGCGTATATTACTTCGTCTGCTCCGTATGCACGAACGACTTGAAAAAATCCATCAGGTCATCGTCAAACACAGCCACAGCATCTGCAATGGTCTGAAGCCCCTTCTGCGCCTTAATCTGTTCCAGTGTTTTTCCGGTCAGAATGGCGACAATTTTGCACGTGCTCTCAAAATGCGTTTTGAGAAGCAGAGGAAAGATCTCTTTCACAAAGGCCGCAACCTGTGTAAGACTGGTTTTTTCTGCGGCAATGCGTTTCAGGGCTTCCATTGTGGACTCGTCGTTAGCAATGTCGCTCAGAGGCTCTGCAAGATCGGCAAGCACAGGAGCAAGCTGTTCGGTGGACATTTCGGAAATCTTCATTTTTGTACCTCCATAAAATAAAGGGGAAGGGGATTATTCCCCTCCCCCCATAATTGTGGCTTTAGGCCGCACTCTTCAGGATAATGATATCAACAGGCAGTTTTTCGTCCCCGGTCAGATTGTTGCTGTGGGAGATGAACGTGAACGGAATGTTCGCCTCGTTCCTGTCCTGAAAAGTCATCACGATGCCTGCGGTGTTCAGAACATCGGTCATGCCAATCAGGATATAGCCCTGCGGAGTAGAACCAACCCAACAAAGTTTCGGGATGTAGTCAGAATCTTTGATATCACTCCTGACCGTGATCTTCGTAATGTTGGAAACAGAATCGTCAACATCGGCGCACATCGCCAGTTTTGCGATAGTCGCAGGTTTCAGTTCTTTCAGCGTGCCGTTCAGGCTGACGTTCCACGAATTCACACGGGTCACACCCTTTACCATGCCCCGAATGCCATCAATTTCGATCTGCCTTGTTTCAGGCACGCAGTTAAAAACGCCGCCACCATTGGTTGCACCAAGGAGCTTGGTTTCATCTTGCAGAGCCGCTTCCAGAGCATCCTCAAAAGCCGCCGCAGTATTGGCCGCAGTCCAGTCAAAACCGACCAGAAAAGCACCTTCATTCAGCACAAGGTTCTGGAGTGAAGAAGCCCTGAGTCCAGTTACAGACATATCTTTTCACCTCTCAAAAAGTCGTGGTGTATTTAAAATCGAAGGTCAGCACTTTACGCTTGACCATATCATCGTTCGGATCGTCCATAGGCTGTGCGAATGGCGTTCCTTTTCGAATGATGATTCCACCATTGTCGCAATTCAGGATTTTTGCGCCTCCCACAGCCTGTGCAATCTCTTCGGTCTTCGCATTAATGTCCGTCCATTTTTCAGTCCTGTACCAAAGTGATGCAGTCACCGGAATTTCATTAAACTCGGAATCAGTGGATGCTTCATAGGTCAGGTATGGATATTCTGGCATGTCATCGCCGGAAGTGGGGACAGAAACAGCAGGATATGCAGGAAGACCGAACGAAGAGAAAAAGGCGTGAATTGCCGCATTTTTCGTCATGATGGAATCACCCACTCCTCTGCGGTCACCTGCAAATACTGCCCGAAGCCGGAGCGTATAGGAGTTTGCTTGTCATCGCCGTCACTGGTTACACGGAAGATTTTACCATCACGAAGTCTTTTCAGAACATCGTGGTACTCAAGCTTTGCGGCCTTAGTGGTTGTGACAGTGTACAGGGAAGTCACGCCCTGTTTGTCTGCAATCCGTGCCTGCATGGACGAATCGTATGTTATAGATGCCTTGAATTCTGCGCCTTCCTGCCAGTCGGTTATAAAGCCGCCCTCGCCGTCAGGCACTCTGCGCTTTTCCATAATGCATACAGAATCCATGCTTTCCTCAATCAACGACATACGCCCATCCCCCAATTATGCAATCCGACGATATGCGTTCAGCTTCTGCTTGAACACGTCACGCCAACTCAGAACACCGCCGCCAGAGCCGCTTCCAGTGGCCTTTGTGTACGAATAGCCGCCCCAACTTTCAGACGTGTATGGACTCTCAACCACTTGGCTGTTCTTGTTCTGCCATTCCGTGATTTCACTTACGATTTTCAGGAACGCCTTTGGAATAGCCATGGCGACGATTGCCCCGGTGAAGGTTTCGTCCATGAGATCCGCTAGTGCATTGTCATCGTCGTTGTACAACGCACTTTCGTCATAGTAGGTGTAAATCCCATCATTCAGAGCAGACCCCAGAATGCGAAACCGCTGACCGTTCTTTACCAGTCCAGTCAGATCGATGTTGCCGTTGACAATACTGAAAGTTCCGTGGTGAATTTCGTGTTCGAAATAGTTGTGAACGAAGTCACAAACTTCAGACAGCATCCTTCTTCACCCGCCTTCGTGGCGCAGGTTTTTCGTCCTCGACCTTCTCAATTACGGGAACGCCAAGCGATGTTCGGTCAGATGCCAACATCTCCAACCGCTCCTCGCTGACGGTCAAGCCATCCCGGGGGAACGTATCCCCCGGGATGTAATACTTGCAGGAGTCCTGAAGGTCGTAGAACTCATGGACTACCCTGTACATTAAGTGCCGCTGACGGTGATGTTGGCGATACCGTCCAGATACTCAGCCCACAGAGCCATGCCCATCAGAGCGAAGGACTCGCCGACTGCGGTGCTGTAGTTGCCCTGAGCGTGGAAACCGATCAGGTTGGTTTCACCCTGCACAGTGTAGTTCAGACCGAGCTTTGCAAACTCGCTGTCACCGGGATCGACGTAGTAAAGATCGATATTCTCAACAGGAGTTGCCAGTACCTTATTACGTGCGATCTGCGCCGCCGGAAGCAAAAAGAGAGTGCGATAGCCCATGAAGTTCTCGATGTAGGTCAGACCGAACTGGGTCTGGACAGTGATGTCAGCCGCACCCAGATAGTCGTAAGCATCGAGAATGTTGGCAAAACCGACAACCTCAGTCACGTCCTTCTGCATGGTGGCAAACTTGTTCAGAACTTCACCCTGCGCCTTGGCGAGAGCGGCCTGCCATGTGGCGGCAGTCCCTGTCAGGCTACCAGTAGCAAGGAATGTGTAGAACCGTCCAAGAACAACGTTCTGAAGCTTGCTCAGGAACGCATCATCGGACTTCTCGACGGCAATCTCTGCGCCGTACTTGTTCACGTCCTCGATCGGGACGGCCTTGGCATACTTCTCGATGGTCAGGTCAGCTTTTGCGGCCTGAGTGATCGTGGCCTTGCTGTACGGGATCAGATTTCCGGGGCCAACACTGCCGCTTTCAAGAGTAACATCGGCATTATACGTAATCAGCTGAGTGCCGGGAGCCTTACGAATAGGACGCATAATGCCCAGAATGTTACGCAGGGCTTCCCAGTTATCAGCGAACCGGGTGACAAAGTCCACTTCACGAGCGGTCACAGCCGTCGCCCCAGTGCCGTAGCTGTTCGGCAGAGAATCACGAGGATTGGAGAGGGTTTCAACATTTGTTGCGGCAAAATTCTGCAGATTCATCTTCAGCAGATTTTTCATTGCAATCATCCTTTCAAGATTTCTGGATGCTCTGTAAGCATTTTCTGACGTTCAGCCGTGGACAACTTGTACTTACCATGCTCGTCCTTGGCATAAACATCTGCACGAGTAATTGTCGTGCCACTATGATTTTCTGGCGGTGTCTCGACGTTCGACCCCTTCACGCCTGTGGTCTGGATGAATGCACTCCACTCGTTCTTAATGCTTTCAGAGAGCTTGTCAGCATCAACGAGTTTTCCGCTCTCGTCAAGGGTCATGCCGCTCATGTCGGTGATCTTCAGGATGGCATCAATACGCTTGCTGTCAACGTTTGCATCCTTCAGGAGCTGAGTATATGCCGCCTTAACCTTTTCGGCCTTTGCCTGATTTGCGGACTCGGTCTTGAAATCATCAAACGTCTTTTTCAGTGTGTTGTACTTTTCCTTCCAGTCATCGCCACTGTTTGCTTTCAGGTCATCCAACTGCTTCTGGACAGCCGTCAGCTTTTCGGCATCTGCCTTGTAATTGTCCCGTGCTTCCTTCAAACCGTTCACCGTGTTGGTGTGCTCTTCAATGATTGCGCTGACCTGTTCATCGGTCAAACCCATACCCTTGAGGAACGATCTAGTCACTGCCATGTCGTTGCACCTTCCTTTTCTTCGGAGCATTTCTTCGCTCAGTGCGCTTATTTAAGACAACTTCTTCTGTCTTGCCCCGAATATAGCAAAATCAAGAAATTCTGTCAAGAGTTCTTCTTTCAACCACGCCCTTCCGCAAGGGCATTTTTGCTATGTTACATCCTGTTACACAAATTATTTTACCATTGTAACACCCCGACGAACCCGGAAAGCCTTGGCGTATAATAGATATAGAATATAGTGTTACAATGTTACACTGTTACATTAATAATTACGCCTTACGCGCGAGAGAAAAAAACTTTTTAATATTTTTTCTCCTTATAACCATGTTGTTTTTGCTTGTAACACTGTAACGTTGTAACAGACAGCCGTTTTCGATGCATCTGGTTGTGTTTTTCAACCAGAACAAACATCAAAAGCGGAACACCTGTTACAAGGCATCCCGCTTTTGGATGATCAGCCGCTTGAAAGTTCTGCTCTAAGAACTTCCTTGTATTCATCTTTGTGCTTTTCAATTGCCGGACGAAGATATGGCCTAGGCTTCATGCCGTAGGTTTTATGCCATTTTCCTTTATCGTCTTTGTAGTACCATGGAATTTTCTTGGCATGGGATTCTCCATTGGCATAAATGCCAGTACCAAGTTCGATATACGGCGCATACTTGACGGCAGAACCAATGACAACGGTATGTCCATTGTTTTCGGTTGTGTGAGAAATGCTGTTCCGCAGATTGCCCGTGTCTACCGGACACAGCTCTTTGGCATAACTTTCAGCCATGCCACCGATTATTTCTGCGGCTCGTTCAATGGCTTCTTGGCTTTCCTTCAGAACTGTGTCCAGATTGCTTTTGAACTCCACTGCCATGTTGCTTACTCCCTCTTGTCAATTATTTCAACGTATATCCGAACTTTTCCTTCAATAAATCCATCTTCATCAGCCGTGTATTCGATTCTTGTCGGGCGAATAACGATTCCCCTGTCAAGGAGGAGTTCTCTCTCTTCCTTGGCCGCGTTTCTGCCAGACACTTCCTCAATGTCAATCGCATGCGTCCCAGCCTTGACATCGTAAATCATCTCCACGCCCTTTGACGCGTATTGTTGTAGTGTTTCTTCGCCTTTTGTAGTGCTTGTGTAACTCTTAACGACGGCATCTTCCCCGATAATGGATTTGAGGTGTTCTTCTTCCTCGTACCAATCCGGTCTACGGCCCCACAATCCGCTCAGCTCACGGAAGTCTGTCCCGCGGCTACACACAGTGTCTTCTGGAAGCGTCGATTTTTCCATCGCGCTGTCAATGTTCTTGATGTTTCTCTTGATATCCGGGTAATTTTCAACTTCATCATTCCGTAGCGCAGTATTAATGCCGTCATACGAGGAGCCAACGTACTCGTCAATGCTTTCTTTCTCTTCTTCTGTGTAGTTTGGCTGATTGTCACGGATTGTTTCTTCTTTATCATCAAATTTCACAAAAATTTCTTTTTGAACAGGTGTCGTTGCTTACTCTGATTCAGTTGGCTTTGGCTCTTCTTGCTTCCGGTCTTTTTTCGATGCCAAACCAACCCACTCATAATACGTCATGTTCTCGATATTTTTATCGTTCAGCTGATCGCGCCTTTCGTGGTTGTGCTGAAGGTGCTGATACTTCGGATAAACATAGACTAAAGTGCATCGGCAATTGTACACCAAACGTGCAGGAGCGGTCGGATCGCCCGGAAATCTAATGGTCATGCCGTCAATTGTAAACGAGTCTTTTGTCTTCTGCACCTGACCGTCCAAGGCACGATGCGTATCACGGGTTCGACCGTCAAGCGTGGCAAGCCATTTCCTTCGGACATCAATGCCCTTTTTCTCAGCTTCATACAATCTGTCCATGCGGCCTGCATTCTGCGCCCCGTTGACGGCAGTTCTGGCGAACATGTTCATCTTTTTGGCATTACTGGTAGAAAGTTCAGTGGTTAGCCTGTTGCCGACCTCAGCAATTGATTCGCCCTGTATAATGCCCTGAGTGACCGCATTCCGCACCCTTTTTTCGTTCCAGATGTAGTCTTTTGGTTCATCTATTTTCCACTCAGGAAGCATTTTGGGATCGTCTTTCAACAGCCTTTCCACTGTTTTGGCATCGTACACGTTGAAAGCTATTGCACCACTAGTGTTTTTCTCAATTTCGTATGCGGAATAGTTTGCCGCTTCCATAAACACGTTTTTGGTCGTTTTCCCAACAATATCACGTGCTTTTTTATCAGCACCAACATATACCTCAGTAACATCCTTAAGTTTTCTTTTCCACTGTCTGCCTTGAAAAATCTGTCCCTGCAACCACCGCTTGTAATCCTGTTCAGAAATCTGTCCTGCATCGACCATTTGTAACATTCTGGCATTTTTTGCCTTATGTCTTTTTATGAAATCATCGAGCTTTTTCTGAACTTCTCCGGCGGCTTGTTTGTACACCAGTTTTATGCGTTTTTCCAGTTCTTTTGATGCATCGTCTGCGTATTTTTCAATGAAATCATCCAACGCAAACACCCCTCAATCATGGAGTTTCTTCTTGCATTTCTTCGTTTTCGTTTTCTTCGTCGGTCGGCACGTCTGCTTCAAACCTGTCCTGATTTTCCAAGCCTTTGCGCTGAAGAATGCCGGGGATCTCATCGACTGTCACATTAGGCAGTTTCTGCAGAACGGTTTCATCGTCGAGATACTGCGCCTCCATCATAACCATTTCCACCTGTTCCTTCTGGTTGCTGATCCGGTTGCGCTTGAACACTGGAGTGTCTTCAACGCCCATCAATGCGAGAATCTGCTGAACGAATTTGATGATCTGATATTCGAAATCGTCGGCATTTTCGTCCAGTGGCTGATACGCCGCATCAATATGGTCATTAGTCGCACCTGCCGCAACTGTATGGACATCCAAACCGCCGAAATCTTCATAGATACCCGCCCTTATTGCATCAAGATAGGCTTGCCTTGCCTGAAATGGGATTTCCTGAGTGTACGGAGTAACCGCACTGTTGTCTGTGTCGGCGACCGCAATGTGCTGAACCTTCAAGCGATCCCGAAAACGTGCAAGTTCTGCGTCGGTCATGCCGGAGCAATTTGAAATGATCCAGTAAATCTGAGCGCAATCGGTCAGGTCGTTGGCGAACCCGGAACGGATCAGGTCATAGCTGTCGATCGCTCTCTGCATGCCCACAAGCGTTGACTGATGCAGTTTGCTCCCCCAGAGCGGCACGATCGGCAGACTTCCGTAGTTCTCTGCGCCCACAACTTCCACGCCGTCTGCGGCTGATTCCCGATACACCTGCTTGTAAGCAGTCTTCGGCTGAACAACCGCAAAGTTCATGTTGCCGCTGTGCCGACCGCCACGGAACTTGGTGTAGCCGTCCTCCTCGTACAGAACCGCCGTGATCGGCTTGTCCTTGTCCAACTGCCAGAACCGAATCCCGGCTCGGAGCGCACCAGTTTCTTCGTCCCAGAGCGGAACGAACTCGGTCAACGGGAAGATGTACAGTTTGTTCAAATTCCAGAAACCGAAAGAAACGCCGTGGATAAGTGCCTTGTAAGCTCCGTCCTTCAGGTCGGTGTCAAACTCTGTGCCGAGCATTTCATCGGTCAAGTCAACGGTCTGTTCCACGCCTTCCACCATGCGCTTTTCCTTGTGGTCGCTGAACGAGATCCCATTGCCGAGCGAATACATGCACCGCTGAGTGTTCAGGCGATGGAAAAAATTTGATGCGATCTTGTTGTTTGCCGCCGTGAAGTCCTGCACTGGCGCACCCGTGCTTGTGAAGATCATGCGGACGTAGTTGTAAATCGTGGTGTTCTTCTGGCGATCGTACGCATCCGCTTCCTGTGCAATCTTGTAGTCCTCAGAGCTAACGTGCTGATTGATGGCCTTGCCGATAAAATCAAGCACGTTCGGCTCTTCGAGGAAGTCTTGATAGGTTAAAAGCATCATTCATCATCCTTTCCAATCATCCAACCTTCCGGCAGTCCGAAAGCCCAGTGTCTGAAGTCGTGCCATTCGTACAGCTTGTGTCCTTTTCGCTGTTTGCAAATCTGGCGCAAAGCCGCATAGCTCATCATCACGGTTCGCCGCTGAAGGAAACCGCTCGGAAGGTTCTCAATGATCTGCCGCCAACATGTCTTCTTCCTCTCCGGGGTTTCTGCGGCAAGATAGAATCCACGCATGATTTCGAGCAAGTCGATCACGCTCTGACCAACGTTCTCGGAAAACATGTCCTTACTGAATGGCTTCTTGGTGATCGTGTGCATCGTGGAACAACTCAGCTTTTCGACCCCGGTACGGTACGTGTCAAATTCTTTCCACCAGAAAAGCGGAGCCTCGATTTCTGCCCACACCATGCACATGCGGAGATGCTTACAATGCTCAGTCCCGGCGGCACTCAGCTTTTCGGACAGCTCTTTGTCCGCATCGCCAATGCGCCCATGGCACGTGTCGCTCTTTTCCCAACTGTCGTACGGGTTTCGCATTGCGTGGATTGCCGGGCCGATGCCCGCAACCTCAAGTGTTTTGATTTTGATCATTTTCTCAACCTCCAAACAAGGATTGATAGGTGTCCAATGTTCTTCTGTCAAACATACGGCAAATGCACGCCGCACTATCCGGGGCGTCATCGTGTTCCGCTTCTTCCGTGTAGTCCATGATCTGCGCCAGATAATCAGGATCAGTCCCATCGAGCCATCGAATGTTAGACCACCATTTTCTCAGATATTCGCTGATCTTCTGGTACTTGTTTTCCTTTTCGTGGTACTTCCGGGTCGGCATTTCCGGCTTTTTCCGCTTGATTTCCTTCGCCAGAAAGCCCTTGTCTGCATTGTCTTCGCAGTATATTGGAGCGCACATAAGCCGTTCTGCATCGTCCAGAATGCGGTCGATACAAGTGTCGACATGAGTATGCCACATTCGACCGTACATGTAAAGCGTGTCTCCGACTCGTTTCCCGCATGTAAACGCCGTGTAGTCCTCGCCACCGTATGCCGCATCGACATGGGCAATGCCATCCCGCAGAAGCTCCGGCTTGTCGAAGAACTGCGGCGGTGTTTCAAACAGGGCATTCTCTGCGGCGATGTGCCGGAGTTCGTAGTTGGCGGCAAACAGCGACGGCGACATTTTCAGCCGGATTTCTTCCAGTTCTTCCGGCGTAATGATCTTTTTGATTTCTGGATGGTAGCAGTCAAACCGCTCAGGCGACGGCATGATCGTGAAACAGTCCTCTTTGTGCCACGGCGTGCCTGTATTAAAAATGCGCCCACCACGGTTTTTGATGTTCTGCAATTCTTGGTACATCGTCTTTGTGCGATCCCGCTCGGCCTTGCTGACTCGGTCTTGCACGTTCACAATGTCATCGGTGAATATTCTGTCGAAATGCTTACCAGTGATGGATCCGCCCATGCCTAGCCCGATCAACTGACTCGTACCTTTATTGTCCCGGATCAGGTTGGTGCTAACCTCGGTCGCTGACTGCACTTGAAGCGAAAGGTTCACGCCGTAGATGCAATTGACCAGATACTGCGTGTGCGGATCAGCTAGAATTTTCTGCACCTGTCTAATGACTTCCTTCACGTCGTTGTCCGTCTTTCGCATGAACATCGTGCGCATGTTTGGTAGAAGTATGCTGATGAGCGCAAGCGCAACCGAAACGCTTGTGGTTTTATACGTACCACGGCTTGCTTGTAGGGTCTTGTCTTCCGTGCCACGCACCATGTCGATGATCCACTGATTATGAAGATGCCCGAGCTTTGTAAACCCGAGCATCTTTGCATAATCAACAGGACGGTTCAGCAGAAAGTCTAATGCCTGTTCACGAGTCACGGCGATGCACCTTCAAAATAATACGTTCATCGCCGCTCACCAACGGATGCCGCTCACCAACGATGTCATACCCCGGATTGTCCTCAAGCCACATCTCCAGAATGCGCAGACATCTGTCCACGGTTTTGTCTGTTACGGAAAGATTAACATCAACGTCAATCGAAAAATCATTCTTAGCCATCTCCAAGCACCGCCTTTTCTACTTCATCAATCACGCTTTGTTCCACTTCAGCAACCATGACCTTCTCGACAGGCTTCTGCCCGACCGTATCACGCAGGACTTCAAACGCCTTTACATTTCCCTTCATAACCTCGGCGAAAAGCCGCTCTGTAACGGCTTGAGTGCCAGTCTTAGTATTTCCCTTCTTGTCGGTAAAAGTCTGTTCTAGGAGCATTTCAAGGGCTTTACGAAGGTCACGTTTTTCGGCTCTTGCCTTGCCGGAAGCAATACCACCCTTCGACGCTTCTTCCACGCTTAGCTTGTGCGCCCCCGGGATCAGATTCTGTTCGTTAGCCATCGTTCATCACCCCTTTCGTTTCGGTGTTTTTTTCTCGATGATTTTGTCCGGGAGAACCTTCTTGTACTTGGCAAGCAACTGTTGAAATCTGTCAACAATCGCCTGTTTGTCATATAGGATCGTTCCGACCTTTATCGGTTTTAACTGATGTCTAAAGAACACTCCATGAGTGGGCACAGTACTCGCCGTAGTGCCTTTTAGCCCGCACTTGTATACGTCTCCATGAATCTTCCTCATGGTTTCCCCACGCTTGAGTCCGGCCTCCGTATACGCCGCTCTATTGCCGCTCTCGTCCTTGCCGCTGACCTGAGAAGTCTTTCCATAAGCAAGTGGAACGCACATCAGAGTGGGCAAACCCTTTTCGGTGCATTTTAGACGATACTCGATATCGTCCTCGAAATCACCATGAAACACATCCGGACAATCTTTCAGTTTGAGAGCGAAAAAGCTATAAAGATATCTTTCAGCGAGAAACTGTTTTTGCGGCATCATACTTTGCAGTCTCATGCCGGACATGCATGCATTGCTATTTTCAAGAATGCAAACGAGCATTTCGACAAAATCATCGAACATGTTCGCACCGTGATTCCTAAACATCTTATTGCCAATTTTATAGGCGAGTTCGATAGTCTCGATGTTGTCATCGAGCTGAATAAGATACTTATAGCCCCTCTCACGTGCGTACTTTATCGCATAACTGCGATTCATCGGAGCGAAATATGCTTTATCAGATATCTTATAATTCTCGATGTAGAACTGCCTGTAATCGTCTGGAACATCGACTATATCCCAAGTGCTATCATATCCGGCAGAATTGTTTGAGATAATGAGGTGATCAAACCTTGTTTGGAACTTCTCCGTCGGACGTTGTTTTGATGTTCCCGGACGCTTGCCGGATATCTCAACAATCAAAATCTCACTGTCCGTCACTCAGATTCTCCTCCCAATACTGTTTGATCGCCTGAATCTTCGTCTGGTCTTGCGACTTGAAGGTGATTTCATACATAACGCCCTGTTCATTTTCTTCCAGAACGTCATTGTCGCCCTCATCCATAATTTCCGCTTCGGAAGCGGTCTGGTCAAAAAGTTCGCTTTCATCAAACCCGGTGAACAAATCAGGCGACAAGGATTCGAGTTCCTCGAGCAGGAGCGAATTATCCCACAGAGAGAAATCGGAGACTTTATTGTCTGCAATTCTATACGCTTTGATCTGCTCATCGCTCAGATCGTCCGCTATTACGCAAGGAACGGATTTCATTCCAAGATTCTGTGCGGCTCTATATCGGGTATGCCCGGCAACGATCACGTTATTTTTATCAATCACAATCGGAACTCTGAACCCATACTGCCTTATGCTTTCTTCCACCATGGGAACAGCATCGTCGTTCTTTCTTGGATTCTTTTCATAAGGCTTAACGGAGTCAATGTCAACATACTTAATTTCCAGTTCTTTCATTGCTTTTCCTCTCTCTTCTTATTGATTTCATCAACCAGACTACAACACATGCCATCGGTTCGTTGGTTGTTCCACTTGCACCCGTGGCATCGTTTTGTTCCTTCACTGCAACGGATAAACAAATGCCATAGGTCTTTGTCAATCAGTTTTGGCAAAAGTATCATCTTCCTTCCCCATGTCACGCAGAATCAGCATGATCAAATAATGACTTACGGTGGTTCTTTGCTGTTTTGCTTTGACCCGCAAGTAGTTGCGCAAATCATCTGGGAGTCTGAACCCAAAAACGGCAGACAACGTTCATCACCTCCACGACGAAGTGTAGCACAATGTATGCACGCTGTCAAACAAAAAGCATACAAAAACGGCCGCAGGAGCGGTCGATCTTGTTCAATGGCGTTTCATAAAATAATAATATTCATCTTCCATTGCTTTATTTCTGCCATCGATCAAATAACACTGAGCAATTTTGTGTACTGCTTCCTTTGCCGTGTCGTAAACACCAATAAAATCTTCTCTGCCGCTATCAATGTGTTTCATATAAACATACCACATTTATTTCCACCTGATCTTCCTTATCTGCTCTTCACTTGGCTTTGATGTTTACACTATTTCTTTTCCGACCTGTCATGGTAAAAAATTTCAAAATCGCTCACCGAATGCCCTGCCTCGATCCATCCATTACAAAAGATTCTCAAGTATCCACAAGGCAAACAGTCAATGCTCCATCCCTCAATCGGCCTACTTTTAGCAAGTTCACCATTGAATTTACCATAACCACCAATGCCATCAAGATTAATAACATCGGAACAGCCGGAGAGCAGGCAGATCGGCTCATCATTTACATCCACTGCGCAAAAATCCATACACATATATCCGCTATCATGCTTTCGCATCGTCGGAATAATAACCAACGAGTTGAACAGTTCGACCTTATCACTCCAGTGCTTTCTTTCTGGGACTGAGCTGAAATCAATCTTTTTCATTTCAGTTATTTTCATTATTCTCGCCTCTTTCGATAATTGAATCAATAATTGTTCTTGCTGTTTTTCTGATGATTTCAATGCTTTCAGTAAGCTGTTTTACGTCCTTATCACCGCTCCATCCGGCGATGTATCCAAACGAATAGCCATCGGTATTGATGCCGAAATACTTACAAACCGTGTAGGCCACGCTCTCGGCTTGCACTTCCCTTGTCTCACGATCGGCATCTTTCTCCTCGCCGCCATCACAATGGAGCATAGAATGTGCAACCTCGTGCAGAAGCGTTTTAATTGTCTGTTCCTCTCCCATCCCGGGACGGATCACAATACGATTTTCAGCTGTGCTGAAATAGCCAAGTGCTTTTCCGGGGATGTCTTCGAAATGAACCAGAACTGGAGCGCATTCAATGATCTTGACAAGCAATTCATCATACTGCTTCACATCGCCGTTCAACCTTTCAGTCAATGTCGGGAGCGGATCTCCATCTGTCTGGCTAATGTCAAACACCGGAACAGCTCTGAAGGATAACCACTGACTTTCACGGCTTTCAACAGTGCCGTCCTGAAGCGTAACTTCCTTGGTGCGCTTGTGGGGAATTGGGGCGAGAATCTTGATTGCTTTCTCACCCTTCTGTACCTGACGGTTGAAATCCTTCTTCCATTGGTTGTAGCTTGCCACCATCGTGGCTTCAGGTTTCTGCATCATGATCAGCATGCAGTTATTTGCGCTGTAGTGGTAGAACTTGCTCATTGTGTCCAGATACTCAGCATAGCGTCCGCTTGTAAAAACTTCCTTTACGCCCTGTTCGAGCTGTTCCGTGATTTCCTTAATGTCTTTCATTTTCGTTCTCCTTCTTCCATTCAATTTCGTGTTCCTTGTTCTGCCGCTCAATTTCCCGATGAATGTTCAGCCGTTCCTGCATTGTCATATCGTTCAACCTCCAACGCCGGGTTTAGCCGCCCGGCTCGGCGATCTGTCTTAAAAATTGATCTTTTCAAACTTAGCAAGTACTTTTCTATCCGCTTCCAGACGATCCGGAAGAACTTCTTCAATCATCCATGTTTTCCATTCTTCAAAAGTCTTATCCTTCCAATATTTCTGCCAGTATCTGTAAGATTCCCATTCCTTCTGGACAGTTTCCGTAACTTCATCCTGCTTCAGCTGATTCAGCAGTTCAGAATGTTCCTGAATCCGTTTTAGAACTTTCTGCATTTCCTTCTTGCCGAAAGCATTTAACTTGCCCTTGATGCGTTTGTCAAAGCAGTCCATTCCGAAGTGGAGCGATTCGCCTTCGCGAAATTTTACAGTCCAAATATTTGTAAGCCATGCACCACAGTTGTCACACATACAGCCTTCATTCTTGCCAACATGATCGAACCTGATATCTTCAATGTGTGCCATTTCGTTACCCTCCGTTCATTTGTTAGTACCTGTTTGGTACATGTATATCTTATCACATATTACACAATATGTAAATACCTTTTTTAAGTTCCTCCAATTTCTTTCGTTATCTCTCCATTATCACTCTGTAATTACCGTTGTAGCCCTCTCTTCTGTTAATCACTACGGTAAGAACTTCCTCGTCTCCGAAGTCGATCTTGAGAGTGATTGATTTGCCATCATCTTTCACAACATCCGCTGATTCCCAACTTCCATAACGTTTTACCAGATAATCGTGCAATCCCTTTTCAATCATTGCCATAATTCGTTCCTCCGTTCTGCCGCCCTTTTGCCCGGGCGGCTTGGGCTGTTTTTTACCACTGAGCGTTGGCGAGCTTTTCTTCCATAATGTCCATGCACTGTTCGATGTAGTCACAGATTTCATTCCACACACGGTAGTTGGTAGTGAGTTTCTTAACTTTCTCGAAGATTTCCATGCTGTCCATTACCTTGATCTCGTTGAAGGTTTTCTCTGTAAGAACTGCGATTGCCACGAATGCGTTCATTCGAAGGTCTGCTTCAAAGTTTGATTTGGAACTGGTAATGTCGGCCACGCTCACGGTATTTTTGCTTCCCTTGAAATGCCCGATTGCGATGTATTTCTTCATTTAAGTTTCCTCCTATCACCCTATTGGGTACATGCATATCATATCACATATTGTGTAATATGTAAATACCTAAATTCACATATTCCGAACTTTTTGCAATAAAAAAAGCGGTGTTTTGCACCGCTTACCAAGGAAGGTTTGCATCCTGCACAACAGTTCCCCATTTTTCCAACGATTCCTGCGTTCCATCCAGAAGCACGCACACGCACCTCGTGCTGATTCCCGTTCCCGGAATCCTATGGACGAGTTTCTTCTGCCCCGGCTGTGTTCTGATCAGGTTCTCGCCCTGTGCCCATGAAAGATAGCTGTCCGGGTTGAACCCGCCGTCCAACAGGGCTTGGTTGAAACTCTTTCCGATGATCCAGACCGTCTTGGCGTGTCCTGATTCCTTGTCCGTTTCAACGCACCCAAGAATTGACCGTCCATGAACCGCCTCCGTGTCATCGTCAACCACGAACCCAAGCCTGTTCTCTGCGATCCACTCAAGCAGATATTCGTGCGCCCTCCTGCCGGAATCAACATCCTGCATGCTCTTCACATACGGCATAATATCGTCCTCGGTCAGTGTCACACCATCGTGGAATATGATCCGCTCTGCCGCATGGTCTGCCGCCAGAAGAATGGATGCACTCAGAGCCTGCTTGTCCGTCCCAATTTCGGAAAGCCTTTCGAAAATTTCCTGCTGTTCCGTTTCGATTTCTTCCAGAACTTTTTCATCGCTGAGTGCCTCCACGAACCGCCTCCCTGCGAACCCGTAATTCGCCGTAACGGCCTTGTGCATGGCCTTGGGATCAGGGAACAGCTTGTTCTTGCACTCAATCTCAATCACACGGTTCATTGCTCCGGCCTTGCTCCCGGTGTTGATGATCGGCATCTCCCCGGTTGTGATGATGCAGTTCTTCCAACTGGGAGAAGCACGCAGACCGCCGTTCCTAGCTCCTCGGGTCTTGCCGCTTCCCTCACACAAGGCATAAACGATATCATCGAAAGACCCACGGCCTTGAATGGACTGGAGTTCGTCCAAGCACAATGGCAAGTTGCACGTAAAGATCGCCAGTTGCTCCAAGCCAACATTAGTCGATTTCAGTGGGCGGCAGTACGCACCCACCTGCGGATTCGCCCAGACGCTTGCGGCGACCTCCATGGCGACCGTTTTGCCTGTGCCGCTCTGTGCTGACCAAAGGTGCACGAAGAATGGCAGAGCATCAAACTTAGAAAGCAGGACGGACGAAAAGCTCGCCGCCAGAACAAGCCGTGCCTGAATGCACCCGGAAGCACGGAAGTCCTTCATGGTCATCAGCCATTTATCGTAACTTCCCTGCTCGTGGATCGTCTTGTACATCTGAAGGAATGCGCCCTGACCGTCATATTCCACGCCGTCAAGGTACGGAACGAAACCGCCGTCCACCCATCCGAGATGTGAACTCATCTGCTCGATTGGGATGATCTCCCGGTTCAGATCATCGATATATGACAGGTATTTCACCATCTGTCTGGAAGTCTCGCTTGTTACGCTCACACCGTGGTCAGCAAGCTGAATGATTGTACTTGCGCTTGCCAGTTTCCCTTTTTCGACAATCACTGACTTCCAGTATTCACGTTTAAAACTGATCTCAAGCGATTCCGTCCCGGTTTCAATGTTCAGATACCTTTTCGACGGAATAATTGGATGCGGACACACAACCTCCATCCCGGTTTTGTCCTCAACGCAGATGCGGTTGCCTTCTGCAATGTATTTCCCGGTTTCAAGCGTAATAGGCTGTCCATCAAAATCAAAGAACCCTCCAACCGTCAAATCCTTGGCAGTTGGCTTCGGCCTGTGTTCCTTAACCATTGCCCGAACCATGCGAATCGGAACGCCGCACTGCTGTGCACGCTTCTCTAGCATCTGTTCAAACCGCAGTCTTGACTCCGGTGTAACAGCCGCACTTTCCAACAGGACGTATGGTTCATCGCCCTCAACAAAATCGGAATAGTCGTAAGCAGAAATTGCCTCTTTGAATGCCTGAATCGCTTCTTGACTAGTGGTCATTGTCAATCAGCTCCGTTTCTAGTTTTTTCACTCGTTGGTAATTAATCTCCCGGTCGATCAAAGCGTCGCAGAACTCCTTGGATGCCTCACCGTCCCGGCTTGGTTCATTATCACTGACTTTCCGACAAGAGTCAAGCCATTTGTCGTAGGCCACCCAATACTCAGCCAGTTTTGCTTCTCGTTCCCTTTGTGCTTTCATCCGCTCGGCTTTCTTCTTCGCCGCCAGTGTTGCCGTAAGAACCCGGTCTTGTTCGCTCTGGCTGTCGTTCATAAGGCCGAGATTGAAATCTTCGTTCAGCCGCTTCAGTGTTTCCTTAAAAGGTAACCCGTAGTACAACGATGCCATGTTAATCACATCGCCGCCCTTATGGCATCCAAAACAGCACCATCCACGACCGCCCTTGTAGATCTTCAGACTTGCATCTTTGTCTCCGTGAAATGGGCAAACAGCAAATCCTGCTCGGTTAACATTCAGGCCGATGAAGTCCGCAAACTGCTGGCAAGAAACAGCGTCCTTAATTGCCGCCGCAACGTCTGTCATGGGAGAACCCCCTCGGTCAGGTACTCGACGATTGCACGCCCTGTCTCCTTGGGATCGCAGAACCTGAAGCGGACTCCATACTTGGCTGTCATGGTAATCATTGCCCTTCTGAGCGTTTCGCCTTTTACCCCGGAGAACGGTTTCCCCTTTGCATCCAGTGGGACTTTCCAGTTTTTCAAGCCGCCCTCCGGCAATGGCTCTTCAATCAGGATCAGCAACTTTATTCCGGCTTCCTGTGCTCGCAAGCACTCACGCTTGAAACGGTCGTGGTCTGCACTCAGGATGTCTTTAATGATCTCCATGACGTCCTGCTTGGTGTCCACCGCACGGCTCTGGTCGTTGGCTATAACATAATCCCCGGCGTACAGGCAACACCGCTCAAGGTGAATGCCGGAACGCCTGAAGTAGCTTTCAATGTTTTTATGTTTCCCTTCCTGCTGTCTGGTATCCTCCAGTATGATCACCTGCATCGCCTCCAAAAGAGCGGCGGCAATGGCAACCCATCACCGCCGCAATTGTTACCATCAGAACGGAAGTTCTTCGTCAGAAGTTTCAACCTCGGTGAAATCCCTGTGCATAGCCCCTTCGTATTCTGCCAGTTTCTGCTTCTGAGCGTCCTTCAGCTCACGCCGCTTGGGAGTCTTGCACTTCCCGGTCTTTACCTCGGGGACACTATCAAGGCGGCAAATTTCTGTGCTTGTTACCTTCCGCACGCCGTTGGCATCTTCAATCAGGTAGTCAGCCTCACGAACTGCAAACCCAACCGCCAAACCCTTCAGGCGTGTTTCGTCGCCGTCCCACTTGTAGCCCTTGTTGGACTCCTGAAAGCACCAAGCCGCTCCCTCGAGGATGCGCTTGTTCATCGCTTCGTACTGATCGCCCTGCACCGGGATGTTCAGCCGCAGAACGCCCTTGAACCTTGCCGGGTACATACCGCCTTTGGATGCCTCGTAGAGTTTCTTGTAGTGGTCGGTATATTCACCCTCGGCGACATCCAACTGGAGCACAAGGCGGTCAATGTCACGCCCTGCAATTTCCTGCGTTTCAATCTTTG